GAAGTTTAGTTTAACACGAGTTGATGAATTGGCATTGATAGCTTCAGCACCGGTGAATTGGAGTTGTTCGATGAGATATTCGTGGGTAAGTTGAGCAAATTTACGACGTTCATCGGTATCAAGGAAGATGTAATCAACCCAAAGATTGACTTCACTTAGGGCTGATGCGGTATTTGGTGGTTCTGTCGCTCCTACGTTAAGAGAATACATACAATTATTCACATTTTCGAATTCAATCTTGATTTTGACTTCGTGATATTGGAGGGCGATGAGGGGAAGAGCGAGACCGATATTGCGACAGAACCAGAATTCGAGGGGAATGAAGAGTTTAGCACCACCTTTAGTTACATCATTATCAGCACCTACCATAAATTCCCACGCTGAACGTTTGCCAAGGGGAAGAGAAAGTTCATTCCAGATATATAGCCAATCAGCATAATGTTTATCAATTTGTTGGCCACCAATCTCGATAGAAACTGATTTAAGGAGACGAAGACCAACATAATTGACATATTTATCATTAGCATTAGCACAAGCGGGAAGAGTAGCTTCGAGATAGGTGCGATGGATTAAATCACCATTACGAGAGATTTGACAATAGACGGTATTGCCGAATGCTGGAGAACCAGAGAAAGTTTGTTGAATAGCTTCCATAGCGAAGTTGGTATGACGACGATAAACAACTTTGAAGAAAGTAATTTGTGGATTACCAGTTAAATAAACATCTTGAGCTCCATAAGCGACAAGTTGAAGAAGACCACCACCCATTTATGCTATATTCTTTATACTATAATAGGAGAAAAAAAAAGAATTGTATTTCAACTATATAAACATATTAAAACACATTTAATAATAGATAATAAACATAAAATAATGTTTAAGGATAAGACTTCTAAAAAACGGCTTCATACGAATAAGGATTTATCGACATTAGACGCCATGCATAATAAGGTTATTAACGATTATTCTCTCAAAATTGAGGAGGAGAAAAAAAACTTGAAGAGGATAAAGGAATTGGAGGATATATCTAATGATATTAATAGACAAATCGTTCATTATAATAAGTTAAAAGAAATTAATGAGTTTGATAATTACTATAATGATTTATGGAGTAGTAATATAAAGATTAAGGAGGAAATCATCAAACTTCGGGAGGATATTAAGAATTTGAATAATTATAATGAAATTGAGTATTATGAGAATACCAGTTATATTTTATTCAATTATTATGATATGATTGACAAACAATCAAATATAAAAACTTATAAACATAAGAATAAGAACAAATCCATAATTGATTTATTTAATATTAATCAAGATAATCCTGAAAAATCAAATAATCTTAATAATCCGGATGATGAAGAAGAAGAAGTTGTTGAGAAAAGTTCATTAGTAGATGAATATTTATCATTAACGAATAGTAATCATATTAAGAAAATTAATTATGAACCTAGGGATATTTGTAGAAATTGTTCCAATTGTCTAACAATTCTTCAACAAGAGGCAATAATGGTTTGTGATTTATGTGGATTTCAAGAACCATTATTAATAGAACAAAATAGACCGATATTGAAACAAAATACGAAGGATACCTCTCATTTCAGTTATAAACGGATTAATCATTTCCGTGAATGGTGTAATCAGGTTCAAGGGAAGGAAAGCACGGATATTCCTAATGAGGTTTTTGAGAAGATTTTAAATGAGATTAAGAAGGAGAAGATTAGTGATACGAAGAACATTACTTATAATAAGATGCGTGAAATTCTCAAACGACTACGAATAAATAAATATTACGAACATATTAATTATATCATTAATAGGATTAATGGAATTCCTACTCCTCAATTTTCAGCGGAATTGGAGGAAAAATTATGTAATATGTTTAGAGATATTCAAGCACCATTTCTTAAACATTGTCCCAAAGATAGAAAGAATTTCTTATCATATAGTTATGTTTTATATAAATTCTTTCAAATATTAGAATTGAACGAGTATTTAAAATTCTTTCCCTTATTGAAGAGCAGGGAGAAATTATACGCACAAGACCAGATTTGGAAAAAGATATGTGAAGAACTTAATTATAAAGTCATTCCTTCTTTATAAATAAGATAAAAATTATTTGGATTTTTTAAGCAGGGAAACCAACGAGGCGGAAACCAGCACCAAGACCAACACCTTGACGAGCACCAGCGGAGATTGAGGGGGAAATGAGGTCGAATATGGAGAAAACGGCGGCAGCAGTTAGAGCGATAACACCAATTTCGCTTGGTTTAAGTTTATTTTGGGGAAGTAGATAAGCAATGATTGCTACTACGGTCGCTTCAATTAAATATTTAAGTAGTCTAATAACTGCTTCCCAAATATCAAAAGTATAGGTCGCTTCGTTCATTCTTATATCTAATAAATAGAAAATAAAAAATAGATATAAGATTTTTATTATTTATTAAATTATAGGAAAGAATGGCTGAAGAGACACTGGTATCGACTAAGGAGGTTGATTTTTTGGATGAGGACAAACCCATTAGAAATCAAAATTATTGTCTCTTATCATTTCTAAGTCCTGAAGATGTTCTTAAGAATAAGGAGGCATATTATTTTTCAAGATTTATTGATAATTTCAGCAAGGATATGAAGACTTTATTTGATAATCTTGCGAATAAGTATCCTGATGATAAGGATATTATTTCTGGAATTCGTGATAATCATTCTTATCTATTTGATAGTAAGGAAATGAATGACCAATATAAATTCTTTAAATCTGTGAATTCCGCGGATATTGATGGAGATTTCCATCGTGAGAATAATTTTAATACCAGTATTCGTGGAATTAAAGTTCGTGGAGTTTTTGATACCATTGACGAAGCCAAGAATAGATGTGAGTTTCTTAAGAAAGTTGATAATAAATTTGATATTTTTATTGGTCAAGTAGGTTGTTGGTGTCCGTTCTCACCAAATCCCAATGATTTGGAAAATCAAGAATATGCTGAAACACAGCTAAATACTCTTATGAAACAATATAAGAAGAATATGGATGATAGAGATGAGGTATTTGAGAAACGTCGTAATGATATCATCATGAGCACTCAAAAACCCTCAAGTGATTTAGCTGAAAATCTTCAAGAATTAGATACTTGGTCTGCTCGCAAGCTTGAAGAAAGTTCTCAAGAAGTTCCTCAAGAAGTTCCTCAAGAAGTTCCTCAAGAATAATTTATTCTTATATAATATCAGGAAGAATATGGAGGAAGTTAAGAAGGACGTGAGCGAAGCGGTTGTAAATGAAGAGGTTAAGGAAGAGGTTAAGGAAGAGGTTAAGGAAGAGGTTAAGGAAGAAGTTAAGGAAGAAGTTAAGGAAGAGGTTAAGGAAGAGGTTAAGGAAGAGGTTAAGGAAGAGGTTAAGGAAGAGGTTAAGGAAGAGGTTAAGGAAGAAGTTAAGGAAGAGGTTAAGGAAGATGTAAGCGAAGCGGTTAAGGAAGAAGTTAAGGAAGATGTAAGCGAAGCGGTTAAGGAAGAAGTTAAGGAAGAGGTTAAGGAAGATGTAAGCGAAGCGGTTAAGGAAGAGGTTAAGGAAGATGTAAGCGAAGCGGTTAAGGAAGATGATGTTAGTGAGGCGGTAAAGGAAATGAACCTTAAGGAAGATTGATAAATAAGTTAATTATTTTTATGTGAGATAGATGAAAACTATTAAACTAAATTCTCCATTTCATATATAGGAAATAATGAAAGCAATTGCGATATTATTATTATTTATGGGGATGATTTTGATTGTTAAGGGTTATTATTCATTTAAATATAAGAAAATGACAGAACCTCAAGTTATTATTAAATATATTCCTAGAGATGAATATGAGGATTTGTTAAGTCCAAAAGAAAAACTTGATGAATTTTATAAGGGATTGTTTGAAAAGGTTCAACCAAATACATATGATAGTAAAATTAATATAAATAATAATAATAAAGATAATAAATAGCTGAATTTGGGTGTGTTAATAACGAAGGCTGTTAATGATAGAAATGATGAATATAAGAGAACTTTTTTGAAGAAAATCAATGACAGACGGGAGAAATTAAGAAAGGAACAAGATATTTATTTGGAGAAGAAGAAT